CCTTCAGAATTGAAACTTGACAAATATATCGATCGTGAATTACAATTTGAAAAGACGTTCCTATCACCATTAGAAGGAATCACTACAGCAATCAAGTGGGATCTTGTAGAACGCACAACACTAGAGGGGTTTTTCTCGGATGACACCTAAACAGATTAAGCGAAAAGCTGACACAATAAAGCGTAAAAGTGACAAACTTTACGCCGAACTGCAAAAGCTGCAATCAGAATGTCCGCATGAAGAACTGACAGGAGAAAATCATGCTAATACAGGCAATTGGTCATCTTCCGATGACAGTTATTGGACAACGTATGTGTGTCCAAGTTGTGGGAAAAGATGGAACGAAGATCAAGAAGAAAGCTGGTGGGACAAAGAAACCAGAGAGTTCAGGACAAAGGATGGATACGCCTACAAGGTGATACGAAAATGAAAGACACATTAACAAAGAAGGCACTTGAGCGACTGATAATTCTTGGAGAAGAATGTAATGAGGTCGCTCAAGTGATAAGCAAGATTCAACGGTTTGGAATCGACAATTGGAATCCGATTACCAATGAAAAGAACATCGATCTGCTAGTCAAAGAGATGGGTGATGTTATTATGATGGTTAGTATTGTTTGTGAGGAGTTAGAGATACCATGGGAGAGTCTGGAAGCAGCAGCAAAAGCGAAGAAGGAAAAACTAAAGCGTTACACCACGCACTCTTAGGAGTCGGCGCATTAGTTGTACTTAGAGTAGTTGGTTCGTGGATGGATAAAGAATTTTGGAAGATTGTTAGAGATCGTCCAAGGAACCATTACAAGTACCATAAATAAAATGTCGGGTAGTTCCCGACATTAAATCAATCAACCAACAACAGGAGTAAATATGTCATTATTAGAGAAGCTAAAATCATCCGGTTCTATCAAAGTAACCACCTTAGCACAATCGGTTTTGTTCAATGAAAAAGACTTTATACCGACCTCAGTTCCTAGCATCAACGTCGCATTCAGCGGCAGGCTTGATGGTGGAATGGTATCAGGTTTAACGATTGTAGCGGGACCCTCAAAGCACTTCAAATCAAGCATGTGTCTTATCATGGTTAAAGCATACATGGATAAGTACAAAGATGCAGTCTGTTTGTTCTACGATTCGGAATATGGCGTCACGCCTGATTATGTTTTGGATCATGGTATTGATGCAGAGCGTATTCTACACATTCCAGTCGAACACGTAGAGCAATTGAAATTCGATATTGCAAAACGACTAGACTCAATTGCTCGTGATGATCATGTAATCATTTTCATTGACTCAATCGGCAACCTGGCATCGAAGAAAGAAGTTGAAGATGCATTGGACGAAAAGTCTGTTGCAGATATGAGTCGTGCAAAGGCTTTGAAGTCGCTGTTCCGTATTATTACCCCACACCTGACGACCAAGAATATCCCTTGCATTGCGGTCAACCACACATATCAAGAAATTGGGCTTTTCCCTAAGCAAATTGTGGGCGGCGGCACTGGGCTTTACTACAGCGCCAATCAGATCTTCATTATCGGTCGATCCCAAGAGAAGGACGGCACCGAGATCACGGGCTGGAACTTTACACTCAACATTGAAAAGAGTCGTTTCGTAAAGGAAAAGTCGAAGTTGGCTATCGAAGTGTCATACGACGAAGGTATCAACCCATTTAGTGGCCTACTGGATATGGCGCTCGAATCGGGTCATGTAACCAAACCAAAGAATGGCTGGTATCTAAAAGCAGGCGAGACCAAGAATGTCCGTGAAAAGGATACCAACACATATGAGTTTTGGAATTCAATTGTTAGTGACGAGACCTTCAAGGAATTTGTCAAGAACAAATACATGCTGACCACAAAGCGTACATTGATTGAAGAGGAGGAAGTTGACGATGAGTAAAACACCTATAGGCCATTTTGGTCAAGAACTGAAAGTTGGTGATAAGATCGCCATGGTTGCGAAGTCATATGGCAGTTGTTATATGCTTGTCGCAACCATTCATTCTATCAATCCGACTAAATCTTACTATGGTACTGATGACTTTGAAGTCAAAGTGGCGTACAAGAAACAAAAAGTGAAGTACAAATACGACAGAATAACAGGTCGTGGTGAGTATGTCGATTTGGGAGAGAAATTGCAAATATCTAGAGTATATAACTGGAACTCAGCAATCACTTTGGAGAATGCGCCATGAGTAATGTGAAAGTTGGACCTTCCGATAAACAAATCGAAGGACACATTGTTCTAAAAATATCTGACACAGAATCTCCGTTTTGTGGTATTGAATACTATTACGAGGGCATGAAGTTTGCTGACAAAGAAAATGAAGATGGTTCGATTCAGATGACATTTGAATACACCATAACTGATGGCGAAATACCTGAGGGCAAACAAATGGAATTCGAGGCGTTTTTGGGAGATCAACTCATAACGATTCTAGAAGATCAAATGGCCCGAGAAGAAGTTGTGTTCAAGGGAGGCACTGGTGAGACCGAACTACTCTGAGAAAGAAGTTCTTGATATATGCACACCATTCTTTAAGGATATTGGCGAAACATCATTCCAACTAAAATTGACAGTAGGTGGGTCCCCATGTATAATCATATCACGTAATGCAGGTGGCCCAAAGCCTATCATGGGCGTGTATTATACTGGGGATGAATGGATTCCCGTTAAATGGACTAATGAAGGGAGATTTATCAACAATGATCATCCAAGAAAGTTGGACATTGACCTTGTTAAAGAAGAACAGGAGTATGCATGACGAATGAAAGAATTGAGAGTGTTATTCTTGAGGGGCTAATTGGAAATGAAGAATATGCAAGAAAAGTGTTACCTTTCATCGAAGAGGATTATTTCTCAGAACGCCTCGACCGAATGCTTTTTGCTGAAGTCAAACGATTCTTCACAGAGCACGGAAAAGCCCCAACCAAAAAGATTCTCAAGTTGTTTCTTGACGACAAAAGAGATCTGCGGCAGGAAGAATTAGAGATAGCAAATGAGATTGTTGATTCGTTGGGTACGCCAGAACCAAACAATGATTGGCTGAATCAGCGTACAGAGAAGTTTTGCAAGGATAAGGCGATTTACAACAGCATTATGACTACAATTGCCATTTATGATGGCAAGAATACGAAATATAATCGTGAGGCAATTCCTTCATTATTGAGTGAGGCTCTATCTGTATCTTTTGATAAGTCGGTCGGTCACAATTATTTTCAAGATGCAGATAGTCGATTTGAGTTCTATCACCTAAAGGAGGATCGTATTCCATTTGACCTAGAGATGTTCAACAAAATTACTAAGGGAGGTTTGCCTAGGAAAACTTTGTCGTGTCTTTTAGCAGGAACTGGAGTAGGAAAGTCTTTGTTTATGTGCCATCATGCAGCAAGCATGGTTCGTTCTGGTAAGAATGCGTTATATATCACTCTGGAAATGGCAGAGGAAAGAATCGCTGAACGAATCGACTGCAATTTGATGGATGTGCCAATTGATCAACTTGTTAAAATGAAAAAGACTGACTTTGAGACCAAAATCGATGGTATCAAATCGAAAGCTCATGGTCAGCTAGTTGTCAAAGAGTATCCAACAGCTGGTGCTCATGTAGGCCATTTTAAAGCATTGCTAGACGAATTGGAGATGAAGCAAAACTTCCGACCTGACATAATCTATATCGACTATATCAACATTTGCACAAGTCAAAGATACAAAAATGCAGGTAGTTTTAATTCCTATACAATAATTAAAGCAATCGCTGAGGAACTTCGAGGCCTAGCTGTTGAGTACGATGTACCAATATTGACCGCAACACAAACAACAAGATCGGGTAGTACAGATACAGATATTGACATGACTGATACATCTGAATCGTTTGGTCTCCCTATGACATTGGACTTCTTTTTCGCAATCATACGAACGGAAGAACTCGATGAACTGGGACAATTGATGGTTAAGCAACTTAAGAACAGGTTTAATGACATAAACTACTATAAGCGGTTTGTTATAGGGATCAATTTACCTATGTTCAAGCTGTACGATGTTGATAACCCAATAGCAGACCTTGTCGATACTGGCAAGTCGGACGATGATGGGCCTGTGTTTGACAACTCGAAGTTCGGAAAATCCATGAAAAACAGAGGAGACGTGCAAGAACTAGATTTTTCGTAGTTATTTTTGACAGTTGTACTCGGTTGCCTCGAATTTATATACCATAAATATATTATTCGAGGCAACCTTACGTTGAGAACAAATGACACTCACTGATTACATAATTGAAAAAGTATTAGGTAGAATACCCAGAGCGCTGAAGCCAGGGGAAGAATTGGATGTTTATACCGATGGTGAAATCGGCCCAGGAGGTGTTGTGGGGAACCGTAAAATAGATAAACACAACGGAAAACGACATTTTTCCGTATCTTTTATGAAACATGTAAGAACAAAAGTTGTCGATGGTGAGCTTACTGATCAGTATGGAACTCCTATCTCAAAAATTCGTCAGAAATATGACATAGAACGGACCGCAAAGAATGTCTAGTACTTCCGATGCTTACGAACATGCAATAGCAAAATCGATCAATGAGTCGATAAAAGGTCTGAAGGCAGAACGACCAAAAGTTGCCACGTCGTTTCCGGATGTTAAAGTTGAATATCAGAGATTCACAGGTAATAATGCGGTGTGGGTGGAAGTTAAGATGAATCACACCGACAACCTAATGAATCCTAGATTCTATTACGATGGTGGGTGGAAAGTTGTTGAGTCTTATGCGTCACCCGCAACAGAAAAGATAACTAAATTGTGGAATGCCAGTAAAGAAGCTAATCAATGGATTGAAGATTTGAAAGTGTTTCTGGTTAAGAATAAATTTAAAGGTGATGTTAGGAAGATGACTTTGCATTCTTCAGTCACATCAAGAAAAACTGACATAAACTCAGTGCCATTAGATATTATGAAGAAATTTCTTGCAACAAGGCCCACAAAGAATATTTGCAAAGTGGAAAATGTCGATGTTGGTGAGTTGGTGACATTACATTACTTAAAAGGTAAAAGTGCTGTTGCATATTATGTGTCGTCTGGTGATGATTTTTACCAATTCGGAACTAAGAATCCATTAAAGATCCCGGGGGTTCCAGTGTTCAAAGGAATGAATGGTATTGTTTTGCGTATTGGCGATAGAAGTGGTAATTTTGAAATACAGGCTGAAGTCAAGCTTAAGACAATGCCGCATAGTAAGTATAGTGTTAAACCAGGAACATCGAAGGAAAACCCATTTAGAAAGATACCCACAAAATTATGATGGAATTTAAAACATACCTCGAAGAACATATATTAGACCATTTGGCTGGCGGTGGTCATGGTCACTACGGCCACGTCCCTGATAATGCATTTCATGGTGCTCATGCAGCAGTTGCAGGTCATCATTTGTTCTCACGAATGGTTAAGCGAACACATGGAAAGTCTAGTGGTATAATTCCACAAAAGAAAACTGATGGTAGTGTATCTGTTGTGACAGTCAAGAATCATCCTTCATCACCACATTATAATCCAAATCATCCTGTTGGTGCCGTGGGTGTTGCATACAAGGGCCGCATCGAAGCTAAGACTGTTCCTAATCACGAGAAAGTGTCATATTCAAAAGAAGATGTGGCAAAGCATTATGGCAAAGATCATCACCTGACACCTGTCCTGTCTAGGTTGGTCGATCATGCACACAATATACATGGTAAGGCAGCAATCATACAGCATGATGTTCATACAACTGACCCAAAGAACGACCTGCACCACGAAGAAGGCCGCACTCATTGGCAGCCAAACACCATCAGGAATCACACAACAGATCCACATGAGATTAAGAAGCTGAAGAAAGCGAAAGTGGTTATTGCATCACATACTGGGTTCGATAAAAACATGTCGAAGGCACGTGGACTAACAAAGTCTGACGTTAAAGATCACCCGGATGTTTATAACGTGAACTTGACTGCGAAGAAGGTCGATCATTCGGAAGTTAAGCCTCACCTCGATAGAATCAAACATCATTTGCGTGATAAATCAACACGAGCACATTTAGACGTTGTTGGACATGCATCCTACAATTCAATGCTTGAGCGCTTCACTAATCACAAGGTCAATAAAGGCGAATACGGCGGCGAAGGCCACGAACCTTTAAAGCATGAAGAATTTAAGCACTTCGTAAAGAATGCACATGACAAGGAAATAGAGAAGGCCAAGTCGGAAAAAGGTAAGGCATCAAAGACTGCGGAACGTGACCGTCAATTGGCAGAGATAGACTCACACAAGCACTCTATCCACAAAGCATTTGAAGTGCATCATGCAATGACAAATGGTGTTCGTCACTTTGTCAAGAAAACACATGAAGCAGATGATTCACCGATCAAGCATGAATTACCTGATGGGAAAGGTGGGTATTCTCCAGCTCCATTTGAGGGCGTTGTACCACGTGGCAAACATCACAAAGTCAACTCGCAAAAATTCAATGATCGTGCCGAATTCAATCGCATGAACAAGATCAATGGTGAGCAGCGCTTTGGTAAGAAAGAGGTTTCAGAATCGGTGAGGTACGTAAGATGTGGAAGGTGTGATGGTAAGGGAACAATCTATGGTGCATCACCTCAAAACGATATGCCTCACAAATTACAACATTATAACTGCCCGAGATGTTCAGGTAAAGGTAAAGTAAAACCTGAGCCCAAGAAAGAAGTTAAAGAAGAAACTGAAGGCAAGCATGGTTACATGACAACTGGTCGTTTTCAACCATTGCATCGTGGTCATGAAGGGTTGGTTAATGACACCATAGCAAGAGCTAAAGCAGCAGGCACAACAGCGCATGTTTATGTGACTCATAACAAAGAAGGTGACGAGAGAAATCCCCTTTCGACAGATCACAGGATAGCATTGCTGAACCATGCGTACCGAGATCATGTCAAAGCTGGTCATGTTAAGTTCCATGCTGGTTCAGGAATGCACGCTAACGTAGAACATTTCCATAAAAACAATCCGCATATCAAACATGCTCATGTGGTGTTGGGTGATGACCGCATGGACGCCGCCGAGTCCATTAAGAAGTATAACGGTAAAGCTGATAAGGCTGGAAAAGTACCGTACAACTTCCATTCTATAAATGTTCATCAACGTGAAAAGGCGCCCAGTAAGCATGATGGAATACATGCAACAGAATTGCGTAATGTTGCCAATAGTGATAAATCTGACACAGAAAAGCACAAGTTCTTTAAAGATCGTATGCATCCCAACATTCCTGATCACATGATAAATAAGACAGTAAAGCAAATCAGAGACGTTTCACAAGCAAAAACGAATAAGCCGAAACGTAAAAAGACAATAAAAGAGATGATGGAAGAAATAAACCAATGTTTGAAAGAACACAATGAGCATAAATGAAACTTCTGTTGATGGGTATATCGATGCCATTAAAAGGGCAGGTAAGTTCCCCAAGGGAAAGCTGCCCAAAGAACCAGAAGTTGATCGTGTTCATATTCCGGGATTTGGTGTTGTCAGAAAAGAGTGGGCCAAAAAGAACGGTTACACAAATTTCACACCAATTGGAAAACAAACCGAAGAAGTCAAACCTGCTGAAGTTGCAGTGTTGTGTGAAGAAGTCATAGAAGAATCTATTAAGTCGCCGCCTGCATCATGGCGTGGTAAGAAAGACACATGGCGCAACATCACTGATGCTCAGAAACGCCAAAAGTTAATGAAGCAAACCGCAAAGATAAAAGATCAAATGCGGAAGAAGTTGCAAATGATTAAGAAAACGAAAGACAAGCTGGCTAAGGAATTGAAGAAGCAGCGAGAGCTTCGCATGATGAGGTATGAGAGTTTGGACGTTCCTACAATGTCGGCAGAATCATTAGCTAAATTACACAACGTCCCATTAAGTGAAATAGAATCACAAATAGCTAAAGGCATCAAGATAGAAAAAGAACACACAACAGACGATGCTACTGCTAGAGAAATTGCATGTGATCATATCAAAGAAAATCCAAAATACTATGACAAGCTGAAGAAGATTGAGGAATCAGCTAAGCCTGCATTTGAACGTGGCAAATATTCTATGCATTTCCATGAGAATGACGAAGATCGTGGTGGTCATTACAGTGTGCATCACGATGGTAAAGAAATTGCTAAGTATCCATTCACCGACATTACAAAAAATGTTGGTCCGGCACATGATGCAGCTAGGAAGCATATCATAACCAAACATGCAGAAGATGTGAATGCCGAGAATAAGCAGAATGAGCATGACTATCAGCATAAGAAACCTCTGTCGGACTTGGAAAAAGAGTGGCTGCACCTCGATAAGAAATTGGTGCATCACATTCAAAGCAAGTCAGGTGTTTTCTCTGATAAAGAGAGAGTTAGGTGGGAATCGTTGGGTAAAATCGCAAGAAAGTCCCTAATCGATGGGACACATGCAGAAGCTAGTCATCGTGCATTCATGAGGCCGAAAAAGAAATGATTGGATTCAAGGAATATTTGTCGGAGGCAAAAGGTCTTCATGTGTTCGATATTGACGAGACACTAATGAAAACCAACGCAAAGATTCATGTGAAGGATAAGAGTGGGAAACATGTCACTTCCCTCGACAATCAACAATTCAATGACCACAAACTACATCCTGATCATCATTACGATTTCAGTGAGTTTAGAGATGCTAAAAAGTTTCACGATGAATCCACTCCAATTCATCCCATGATCCGAAAAGTTAAGGCAATACAAAGGAATATTAAGGCTGGCGGACACAAATCGAAAGTCATAATGAGTACGGCCCGGGCAGACTTTGATGACAAGAAACCTGTTTTAGATAAATTCAAAAAGCATGGTATCGATATGGACAGTATTCATTTACATCGTGCGGGCAACATTGAAGGTAATCATAAACCAGCAGAGAAGAAGAATGTCATATTGCGTAAGCATTTAGATACTGGCAACTATGATCATGTTCATTTCTACGATGACTCAAAAACCAATTTAGATCACTTCCATAAATTGAGGGCAGAATATCCGCACATCAAATTCCACGCTCATCATGTTGATCATGACGGCAAGACTAAGAAGCATGAGGTCAAAGAAAGTTGGCAACGTGCGTCAATGAGAAAACATGGATCGGTTAAACCTGGATATTGGCATCCGGAACAGAAACGGTTTATACAAGACATGACCAACGCTGATAAACCAGAAACTGGTTGGACGCATGATCGACTGGTTGGTATTAATGCTGAAGTTGAGGTTGGTGGTAAAACTGTTGCTGGTAAGAGAACTGTCACTGAGTCACTCGCAAAACAAGTTGCAGTTGCGTTAATTGCGCTGAAGGCTGGCGTGCCGCATCATCAAGTTGTATCTCCTGCTGGAGAGTCTGAAGATTGGACAATTCCATCTAAAGCAGCTATGGTTCCAAAAAGAATTGCAAGAATGAGAAAACATATAAAAGTACCAACAATAAAGGCCAAACCATGATTAAATTTAAAGAAGTCGTTACTGCAGAACCGATGGATGAGTTTCTAGAGCATCTGATGTCTGACATTTATCCCGATGATTTTCTTGTCGAGGAAGCTGGTAAAGTAATCCCGATCAGTAAGCATCCTGACACACCAATTGCTAAAGTCAAAAAAGCATTCGATCATATCGGTGAGGGAAAGAACCCACATACCGGCGAAGCACTTCCTGATTATGGTTCCAAAGCATACAAAGACATGATTAAAAATGTTCATGCTCGTTTGAAGGAAAAGCATGGTGTCGATCCAAAAAATCTCTTGGCAGGCAATCATAAACTGCAAGATTCAACTGGAGAACACATCAAAACTAAGAATGGCAAGATGATCTTCTCACAGGGCCTTAGCCTTGCCCCAGCACACAAGATCGGTGGCGTAAACACCTGCCCTAAAGCGACAGATGATTGTAAAAAAGTATGTCTCGCTCACACATCAGGCGCAATGGCACGATCACAACAAGTCAAGGATGCTAAGATCAGAAAAACAGAGGCCCTGTTCGGTTCACCAGAAGATACAGCACTGGCATTACATCATCACATCAATAAAGAAAAGAAAGCTGCTGAAAAGGCGGGTGATTATGGATATTCAGTTCGCATGAATACGACTTCGGATATTCCACAAAAAGTGTATCATGGTCTCCGCAAAGCACATCACGATGTTCAATTCTATGACTACACAAAAGAACACAAGCAAGTTCTCGATAACCTCGCAAATAAGAAAGAACCAGGGCATAAGAACTTACATTTGACATTCAGCTCAACAGGTGTCAATCACCCAGAGTCGAATTGGCACCACGCAGCTAAAGTGTTGGATGCTGGTGGTAATGTGGCAATGGTCTCCAAATCAATCAATGTACGTCCGGGCAAAGTTGCGAAGGATCACAACATTCTTCCAACCATTGTGCATGATCAAAAGACTGGTAAGCATTATCCAACACTCGACGGTGATGGTCGCAGCCCTGATCTTGATGGTCACGGTGATGCTCGTTTCCTCGACAAACCAGGTCACGTTGCAATGTTGCATTTGAAGGGTGTTCATCCAAGCAAGGCCGGTAACTTTGCTGTTGCACACGATCCAAAAACACGGATTGCTCATGTATAACTTCAAAGAATATCTGTTGGAGGCCCGGAAAGAAAAAGAACCAATTCGCACTGGCGTTCTTCCTGCACATGAATTAGTTAAGCATATAAGTAAAACAAAGCTTGCCGCCATTCACCGGCACCCATATTTCAAAAAACATGTTCATTTGTACGGACACCCAGTTGGATACAAATTCAATCGTGACAATAATGGGTTTGAGTCGGTCGAAGCATCAAATGGTGTCGATTTCAAGAGAACTGACGGAAGAACTGTTAAAGATATGGTCAGATTTGATTTAAGTTCTACACGACATGCAGTTAATAACGCTCATCACTTTACCAATACAAACGGTGAACGAGTGCACAAGGATTTTGGTGGAGGTCTTTCATATGAATGGAAAAGCTCACATAAAAAGGATGAGGAATGAAAACATTTAAAGAGTTTCTTATGACCGAAGACCAAGTTCATTTTTCTAGAGTGATGGATTCGATCCCCAAAGAAAAACGTGCCGCTGCTAGGAAAGCATATAGGGCTGCAAGGAACAAAGGATTTCTACATGCCTCAGCAATGACGCTTGTGCATCAACTACATAAAGAAGATGTAGACTCATCAACAGATCAGGTATTGGAAATGACCAGAAGTAGGTTTGCAGTTGTCGGCCCAGATGGCAATCCTCGTTACATAACTGATAATGAAGAAAGTGCTAAAAGAGTTGCATCCGGCAAGGCAGACCATTCAGTTCGTAAAATATTTGCTGCCAAAGACCCAAAACCAGGTGTTATTCCAATTAAATCAGTAAAATAATACTTGATAAATATATCAATAATACATTGATTGGGCAAAAATGACCAAAACAACTGCAGAATTGAAAGAGAATTCAAACTTAGACTTTACTAAGGCGGCGTTAAGCGTTCCGGTCAAAGTAAAGTCAAAGAAACCGGAACAGTTCTTATATAGTGTTAAAACGAAAGATGACATTAAAAAGAACGGCCGCACATACAAATATGATGCAGCTAAAGATCGTCATGTGTTGTGTAAAGAATCTGCCAATCTTGATGAAGGTAAATCGATATCGTTTCATCAAGTTCATAAGAAGATGACTCAGGATAAAATTAAACAAATGCAAAGTGAAGGAAAAAACGTGGATGCCCTAAAGAGAAAACTAGCAAATCATATCGCCCAAATATCCGCTCAGAAGCGTGGTGTAAATTTCAGGACAGAAGAAACTGAATTGGAAGAGGGATCAAAGCACGGTTCACGACCACGTGGTGGCGGTAGTCGTCCTGGTAGTCACGAAGAGGCACAGGCAGGCCTAGCGGCGAAGAAGAGGTTTAAAGATGAAATGAATGCTCGTATAGCTGCAAAGAAAGTATCGCAAGTTGGTTATGACGATGACGACTATCCATCACAAAAAGAACGGGAAGAACAAGACAAGCGTGATGAGCGAGGCGCTGATCGTCGTGGTGGCTACGGCAAAGGGTTAGGTGAAGAAGTGGAACAGCTTGACGAAGTTGCCCCAAAGAAAATTTCAATCAACAGCGTAAACCATCCACTACACAAAGATCGTAAAGCAGTTCGTGCGGCAAATCCTGGTGTGCATGATCCGGAACCAGTGCGGAAGCGTTACGAATCACCATACAAAGAAAAGGGATACGAGAAGGATATTAGTAACGAAGATGCATTCAAGGCGGTAAGTAAAGAAGGTATTGGCACTGCAGATCACGTTGTTTATTCCCATCACAAGTCAGTGATGCACAAAGGAAAATCTGTTGCTGCTCGTCATATCGGAACATATCACTCTATTAGTAATGATGACATGGGAATGGAAGATGATGGAAGTGGGGACAAGGAAGAAATTTTCCAT